ATTATCCATATCTTGACACCAAGACAAAATTCCTGCTTGGATGCTTCTATGGTGTGCAGGAGCAATAACCATTAGTTTATGTTTTTTTCCTGCTTTTAGAACAGCATTCCACATATCCTCTGCGTATAAAGTAGCGTCACGAAGGTAAATTTCATATCCGGCTTCACCAGAAAATCCTGATTGAGAAATCACACAGCTTCTACCTCCTACTTTAGCTTCCGCTAAACCATAAAAAGGCATATTATCTAAATCAACTTGGTCTCCGATTAAATCATTCAGTAATGCTTTTGATTTAGGTCCTTGTATTTGTACTGGACATGCATCTATTTCATCTATTTCTACGTTGAATCTTTTATCAGCGTTAACACCTTGTAAGTACATTCCAATATCGGAATCGGACAAGCTAAACCAAAACTCGTCATCAGCTACTCTTAATAAAACTGGAGCGTTTAATACCCCGCCTTTATTATTACAAAGAATAACGTAACGACCTCTCATTGTTGAAATTTTAGTTGCATCACGTGTTATCACATAATCTGTAAATTTTTCAGCATCTGGTCCTTTCACACGAATTTGTCTTTCCACAGCAACATTCCACATCGTTACATGATTTTTAATTGCCGCGTATTCAACCATAGCCCCACCTTTTTCAGGTCTTACATAACCTCTTGGATGATAAACGCGATTATAAACTGTAGCTCGCCAGCATCCAGCTTTCATTGATAAATGCCAGTAGGGTGATTTTCTTACTCTTGTTGAAATTAACAATTCTACTTTTGTTGGTCCACTTTGTCTTAAATTATAAGGTACGTTTCTATCAGATTGATCTACCGATGTTGTTTGTTTTACTTTACTATAATCAAATTCATTAGACATATTTGTTCTCCATCAACCACTTGTTAGTTTCCTTCAAGCCGCCGAATTTTTAAATGTGGAAATTTTCTGAATATTTTTTTACTTTCCCAATTAATTCATTAGGGTCTTTAGGTTTCATTAAATCTAGTGCCTTACTAAAATTAGATTTAAGAAAATTTAAGGAATTCTATGCCGTCTGTGTTGAATATTATATATATTATTACTACGAGGCTGTTCATAAGACCTTGTAGGGGTATAGATGGGATCGGGTAGTTCCTTGAGAGTCAACCAGGTATATCTGGCACTCACTCTCTAAAACTACCCACATATAAGGGCTTGTAATTTTATAAATAGTTCTTATATAATATAAGAGAACGCCTTATTGGGTTCTCATAGAAAATAACTTTGCTTAACAAAAGGAGGTTAATATGACCAATCATAAAGCACTATCTATTTTCAATCAATTAAGACCAGTAACCGTAGGGTTTGACAATGTGTTTGACCATTTTGAAAGAATGTTTAATGACGATGGAAACATTTTCAACGTGGCAAATGTACCTGCGTTTCCGCATTACAATATCGTAAAACAAGGTAAGAACAAATATGATATTGAAATTGCTCTCGCTGGTTATAATAAAAAAGACATAACAGTAAACCTTGAAGAAGGTGTACTATCAATCAAATCTAAAAAAGAAGAAAAGGTTGATGATGAAACGAAGATAAAATCTGATGGCGAAATCTTACATAAAGGAATCGCTAAAAGATACTTCTCTAAATCTTTCACAATCGCTGATGATGTAAAAGTTAAAGGCGCTGAATTGAAAGATGGTCTTTTAAGAGTGTCTTTGGAAAGAATAATTCCAGAACACAAAAAAGCGAAAACAATAGATATTAAATAACAATATCATAGATAGGGCGGCTTATTGACAAGTCGCCCTTTTTAGTATATAATGAGTCTATAAAATGAATAAGGAGAAATAAATTATGAAAAAAGGTGATTATATACCAAACGTAGATTTTAAAGTAAGAGAATTAGGCGAGTGGCAGACAATCAATTCTGATACATATTTTAAAGGCCAAAGAGTAATACTATTTGCATTACCTGGAGCATTTACACCTACTTGCTCTAATCAACAATTGCCAGGATACGAAAAACTACATAACGTATTTAAAGAACACGGCATAGATAACATATATTGTATGTCAGTAAATGATTCGTTTGTTATGAATGCTTGGGCACAAAATCAAAAATTAGAAAACGTAAAAGTTATACCAGATGGTAACGGCGAGTTTGCTGATAAGGCACATATGCTTGTAGAGAAATTTGGTGCAGGATATGGTATGCGATCTTGGAGATATGCAGCTATAATCAATGATGGTGTCGTTGAAGAAATGTTTGTAGAACCTGGTAAAGGGGATAACGTTGTGGATGATCCATATACTGTTAGTTCACCAGAGAGTGTACTAAAATATTTACAATCGTCAAGTATTGACTCAAACGCAATATAATGATATACTTATATTATGAAATACAATGAAGACAAAATATTAAAAGAGGTCGGTGATTATATTAAGTCAACTTATGGCCAACACTATTCAAGTGACCAAAAAGGCTTTCAAGTTTTAGACTTATTAAAAACACTAAACATTGGAAAAGATTTTTGCCATGCAAATGCAATTAAATATTTGTGTAGGTATGGGAAGAAAAACGGACATAATCGTGCTGACTTATTGAAGGCAGTACACTATGTTATACTATTATTAAATTATGATAAGGAGATGAAATGAAAATAAGTGATAATACAATAGGCATTTTGAGAAATTTCTCGGACATAAATGCTAATATTTTATTTAAACCTGGTAAGAAATTAAGTACAGTTTCTACAATGAAAAACATTATGGCAGAAGCCAATGTTGAAGATGAATTTGAATCTGAATTTGGTGTATATGATTTACCAGAGTTTTTAAGAGCGTTAGATTCTTTTACACAACCTGTGTTGAAGTTTAACGGAACAACAAATCTAAAAATAACAGATGAGAAATCTAGTCTATCAGCGAGATATGCTTTTGCTGATAAATCTACATTAAGATATCCTTCTAAATCAATATCAATGCCAGATCAAACAGTTTCTTTTACATTAAAGAGTGATGATTTTGAAAAGGTTAAAAAGTTATATACAAATTTAAGTCTACCTGATATTGCATTTAAAGGTGAAGGTGGCAAAATTAAATTAGTCGCTTTAGATAAGAAGAATAGTAACTCAAATGAATCATCTATAGTTGTAGGTGAAACTAATATAGAGTTTACTGCATATATTAAGGCCGAGAATATGAAAATTATTCCTGGTGATTATGATATTGCGTTATCAAAAGCAAAGATTGCTCATTTCATAAACAAAAAGGTTAAAGTACAATACTGGATTGCTTTAGAAGCTGACTCAACATTTTAAGGTGGTAATATGTCAGATTTTCTATGGGTTGAAAAATACCGTCCACGAAAAATATCCGAATGTATCTTAACCGAAGACCTTAAAACTACATTTCAAAAGTTTCTTTCACAAAAAGAATTACCTAACCTTCTCCTTTCAGGAACTGCTGGTACGGGCAAGACAACTGTTGCTCGTGCCTTATGTGAAGAATTAGGTGCTGATTACATTATGATTAATGGGTCAGATGAAGGTAGGCATATTGATACCTTACGTACTACAATTAAAAACTTTGCGTCTACCGTGTCGCTAGACGATACTAACACACATAAAGTAGTCATTATAGACGAGGCAGATTATATGAATGCTGATAGTGTTCAACCTGCATTAAGAAACTTTATTGAAACGTTTTATAAAAATTGTAGATTTATATTCACTTGCAACTTTAAGAATAAGATTATACCTGCTTTACATAGTCGTTGTACTTGTATTGATTTTCGTATTACGAATGGTCAAAAAGTAAAAACTGCTACAGCATTTATGCTACGTCTAATTAAACTATTAGATGAAGAGCAGATAGGTTATGATAAGAAAGTTATTGCTGAATTAGTACAAAGACATTATCCAGACTTTAGAAGAACGATAAACGAATTACAACGTTATTCTGTAAGAGGTAAGATTGATAGTGGTATACTTGTATCTTTATCAGAAATCAATAACAAAGAGTTAGTCAAGTTATTAAA